AAGTTTATTTTCTTACCTTATATTAAATCTTGCTAATCGCTCCCTTGCCTATGACCTCACCATTGAGTTTCAGCTGGCAGCCCCTCGCGCCGCTCGGCTTCGCAATAAACGATCCGTCACTGCCAGTCGTCGACATGCTCTCCGTAACAAGGTTTATCTCAAACTCTGCCTGCATGAGCTTGCCTGGAATGAGCGTCATGACCTTGCCTTGGCCAACCTCGGTCAAGGGGAAACTGCTGTCCTTGAAGCTCGCCGTGAGCGTCTGTGTGAAGCCGTCGATGATGAGCTGTAGCTTGCTCTGATAAATCTTCGCACTCTCAGACCCAAAGTTCTGAAGCGTCACAGAACCGCTGTAGCCAATCATGTAGCTCGACTTACCTCCCGGGCTCACCGTCGTAACGCCATATTTCACACCACATGCCACCATCTGCACACCCACGCTGCCCGTCACCTGTCCGCCGCTCGGGCCGATGGCGTAACACACCACACCTGCCGCGTTCGTAAACTGCAAATAGGGCAAACCGTCTATAAGGCCAAAGAACGCCGTAGCACCGCTCAGTCCGCTTAACGCCGTGAACGCGCCATCCTTGATGATAGCCGTCAGCAGCCCGTCCTTCGACACGCTCCTCAGTGACCGCGCTTCGAGGTTTCCGTCTTCGTCCACGCCAAAACTCTTCTCGCCATGGTTGTTCCTGAGCGTAAACTTGTCGGCGGTCATGTCTATTGTCCTGTTGGTAATGTCGATGCCCGTGGCCAGCAGCGTGCGCGACGACACATCGGCATAAGAGGCAGCCGTCCAACCGTTATATGAACCGTTATATGTATCGCCCTCGTCGAGCATCATCTTGCAGAAGCGGCCCACGCCGTTCGTCCTTATACCAAGTTCCACCGTCACGTTGTCACAGTCGGCTTTCGTTTCACCCGTTTTGAAGGTTGTCGTGAACAGCTTCCACCCGAAGGTCTCGCCAGCTGTTGCAAGGGCTTTGTACAAGAACAGAGCAGAAGCGCCTTTTTGCGCAAAGCTAATATACATGTTGTCGTCAAGTCCACCGTCAGCACGCGCCCACACGCTCGCCGTGTAGTAGGTTGACGGCTTAAGCTCCACGCCTCTCCACACCGCACCGCACCATGTTTGCGTTGTAGCGCCGCTTTGACTTACCACCACCGCTCCCGTGCCATCAAGTCCGCCAAGCGGCTCTATCTTGCAGGGGAAATAGCTGTTCAGCTGCTCCACATCCGTCTCTCGGTTGAACGCCGTGCCTGGCAGCACATTCAGTCTACCCACCGTCTCCTGCGCCACCTTGGCAGAAATTTTTCGTGCTGACTGTTTTATCTCAGATGTGTATTTTGTAAGAGCTGCATCATCCTTCAGTGGCAGTCCCTTAACGGTGTTGCTAAGTTCTGAATATTTGCTTGAAAGTCCTGACAAGCTTTTTTCGTATCTGCCCCAGATGGCTGAAACCTCAACTTTCACGCCAATGGTCACATATAGCCGCTCAATATGTCCATTCTCAACATAGTTGACCGTTGCCATTACACGGGCATCGGTATATGGTATTCGCATACCATCTACGACATTTTGAGATACGGCTGTTATCGAAATCGTCAAGCCTGAAGCAGCTGCTCTACAATATTGCTGTTTAACGTCAGATAGTGTACATTGAGGAGACACATTTGTGCCTCCTCGAAAGACCGCAATTCGCGCCTGTACCGTTGAAAAGTTTGTTACATTATAGTTGCTATCTGACACCTTCACTGCATGTAGCACTATAACTTTAGGAGACACCGACACCGTCAGAGCGTCCTTGCCATCAGATCCAGGCTTGCCTGGACTCCCTGGAGAACCAGGGGGGCCAGGTTGGCCGTCGTTGATAGCCGCGACTGTTATCCAGCCTTTGCCTATCACTTCTTTTGCCATATCTTTATTTTTTTTGAACCTCACAGTAGATTGTGCAGCGCACATCCACATCAGCAGCGTTCACCGTGATAGGGTTGCCGGTCTTTGTCACAGAGGTCGCGCCGTCCCAATTTGTAGCTGTACCAGCCTTGTTATACTTCGTCCAAACGTAGTTGAACTGCGGGGTAGCAGCTCCCGCCTCTTCAACTACTGTTGAACCTCGCCACACACGGGCAAAGATCTGCGTGCTGCCCGAGCCATTGACAATAACATCGCCCGTTGTTGTGTAGACCTCCACCGTGTACGGATCCGTAGCATCGAAGAATGTCACGATGGAGTTAAATGTGCCATCGGTGTCAGTGATCTCGCACATGAACGACTGAAAGTTCAGCACGTCGTCAGCCTTTACCGTCAGAGTGCTTGTGCCGCCGCTTGTTGTAAAGTTGCTTGCAGCTACAGCGTCCCACGCTCCTGTTGAGAGGTTCAGCTTCTTCCATACAATTGAAGACACAGAGGTGTCCTGCTTGCTGCCGCGGAAGAGCTTTGCAACCGCCGTCAGCAAGGTGAGGTTGTTTTCTGCATCGAAGGTGTTGCCCTTAGGCTGTGTGATTTGCACAAGCGCAAGAGAACCACCCGACTGCGTCAGGTTGATGGTCTTGAAGCCCTGCACATTTGTCACCGTCTTACGCTCTGGGTCTGTAAACACACAGCTCCACTCGATGTTAAAGAATTTCACCGATGTGGTAATGTTGCGCTTGATGGTGAGCACGTTCTTCGCAAACGTGATATCGCCAGTCGCTGTTACAGCTGTGCCGTTTACCTTCCATGTCCAACCAGAACAGGCACTTGTCGGTGCCTGATCAACACTGCTACCTGTCACAAACACCTTGGCAGTCACCACCTGATAGGGACTGTTGGTATAGTTAGGGCTGTAACTGTTCTCATTAGGGCTGTAAATCTGAGTATCGCCCTGACTTGTCGATGTAAATGCCTGTACGGCCTTTCCGTCGTTGAGGTCAACAATCGTAATCTGACCACTTGCAATTCTTGTTGCCATAATTTTTCTTGTTTTTTAATTGTTTATAATGTTTAACTTAAACTATCCTATAGCCACCTCACACATGAACATTGCGCTTCTGTCAATATCGTCGGCATTCACAGTACACACATTGCCCAAACCGTCATGTAAGCTATTCCATATCTTATCGTCGCCCACATCGCCACTCTGACGCTTCCACGAAAAGGCAGTAGGAGCAATGGTGGCAGTAATGTCTTGACCGTTGCGATAGACATAGGCCGTCAGCTTCTTTGACCCCTCGCCATTGAAGATGCTATTACCGCCCTCTGCCAAAACCTGCACATCGAAGTCCTCACCGTCTGATATTATAGCAATATCGGTGTAGCACAGTTCTTGCCCATTGGCATCAATGGCTGTTACGCGTAATGTAGCAAGATTAAAAAGGTCGCCAATATCTTTCACACTCTTTATTACCTTCTCACCAGCAAGGCCATCACGCTGCGTAAAGCGCGCCTTCAACGTCACACCCTTGTCATTCCACGCTTCCACCTTGTTGCCTGTATTCTTCGTAAGCGAAAAAGTAATGTCGGTAGGTTCTACCTTTCCCATCGATACCTGGCGAACGATAAATGTACTGCTTGGTGTTAGCACATAACTGACGACAATAGGGTCTACAACATTGTCTTCGCTACCCGAGAACCACTTGAAATAGTCAGCATTGAAGCGAACTCCCATTGGAGAAATAAAGGCCGTGACCGTCTTCCACTGCCACACGTCAACACCACCATCTTCCGTGCTCCATGTGTTGCCTATCTGGTGATACATCGTGAGCGACGGAGCCGTCCGCGCGTCACCATCATCAGCACTCGTGGCAAGCTTTATCACGTTGCCACGTTGAATAAAACGCGTCTCGCTACCCACCTGAACAATCACATCACTCACCATCGGAACGTCAGTGCCCATGGGATCGAATCCGTAATAAGTGCGTGTTGCAATGTCAACGCCAGCATCGTCCGTTGTTTTACCGTCTTGCTCCTCTATCACAGAGGCAAAAGAAGCCATCCCAACGTTGACAGGCGACACAGCATCAGCTCCAACAAACGTATCGATGTTAGACAGCACTACATAATCATAGAGCTTGCCATCCTCAAGCATCTCTTGACCACAGCCTATCACCAATCGCCAATAAAACCTGTTGCCGCCCTTTACATTGAAAGTTTTACACATGGCCATATCGCCAACCTTCCAACAGTTCATCGTCTGTGTCGTGCCATCATCGGCAGCAGCCCAACACTTAAACGACAGAGCCGAAGCATCCGCCGTTACCTCATGGCCCTCGCCATCAAGCCCCACTATGCGCACCAGTGTGCTGCCAGCGTTCGAGAGCACCATTGTGCCACCGCTGTAAGAGATCTTGCGCACTTCTGTCTCCGCCGCCATCAGCTTTCCACGGATAACAGCGTTGTCGACATACAGATGCGACTTGCCGCTACCGTCCTTGTATAGTTCAAAGCCCTTGCCTCCAATGAGCGTCCTGTCGCTCTCGGTGGTCCCTTTACTCTTTACGCTCGCGAGCTCCACATCACCTAACGTCGCGTCGCCATTTTTTTTTATAATAGACGAATCCCCAAACTCTGTATCGCCTTGTATTTTTGCATTTTCCCTTACAAGGAGATTATTTAGCTCAGTGTTGCCCTCACCGTCCATGTTGCCACCGCTCACGCCTTTCTTGTACGTTCCTGCCGTCAGACCTTTCTCGAAGTGTATTATTTCTTTTGCTGTGTCTTCAGCTTTCTTTGAAAGGAAGCGATCGTTTATAGGACTATCTTCTGCTATGTCGCCAGCTACGTCAGCGTAAGCAGCACGACTCGTATATCCAGCACGGTCAGCATATTCTGCTTGTTCAGCATGCGTTGCCTCATCAGCAGATATAGCATGTTTTGCCTCATCGATCTTTCCTGTGTTGGCTCCTCCAATGTTTCCACCTCCACTGACAGATGAAGCATTGTCCTTTTTCTTCGATAATACTTTTATATCAATCATGCCAAATTTCTTTTAGAGTTAAAGCTGCACGTCCTTCGATTAAGTTACGTCCCAAGCCTATCACATAGAAACTCTTGTTTAATGCCGCATGTTTATAATGGTAGAAAAGATTAACGAATTCATCTTTGTCTTTAAGATTCTGCTCCATTACTATTCGCGGCTTATGGTATTCTGTGTAATAGCTATCCACATAATGCTGCTCAGGTTTAGCCTCAGCGTTTTTATTCTTGTCACATATTTTTAACACTCCCTCTTCATTCAAGATATTGTAGGGGGTTGAAAGCTTTATGGCATTGCTAACACCTAACGACTTACATTCCTCCGCTGTCAGTGCTGAATTTATCTTAAATTCTATATCATCCTTTTTGTTAATAAAACTTTCGTTTGTGTCGCTTAGATAGATGAGATCATTGTCGTCGTTGCCTGTACTTATGAGACCGTTATCGCTATAAACCTTAACCTCAAAATTCTTAAGAAGAATGCTACTAACGTGAGCCATAAGAGGAACAGTATTAAGACCCCATTTCGTATGCCTAAAGAAGGTTGAGTGCCTGCGTGTTATTTCGCCCCACACAACATTAACAGGACCTAAGACCAAGAACCTCACACGCCCGCTCACCTTGTCGCCTTTAGTTATAGGAATAGCTATGCCTTCTGCATCGATGCCCATTTTATAGTCGATGTTGTTCTGTATCTTAAATTCTGTTCCTACCAACTTGTCGCCTATTTTCGGATCAAAGCCTATAGTAAAACACTGTTGATAATATTCATCATCGTCCGCACACTCGCTACGCTCCTTAAATGTCTTCCATTCAAAATCTGTTGTCTTCCCTTTAGTCCCTGTTTCAACAACACACTTATCACCGATAACAAGCATACAAGCGAGAACTGAAACTTTGCTTATATTATCGCTGCTGACACCCGCTGCGCTATATTTAAATTCATATTCCTGTGGTCCGTCGCCTGTATAAGGATAAAAGCCGCTATCATTGGCAACATCCCATTCTTCTTCATTACCTGGTGTTCCGACACGAAAAAACTGACGTGTATAATATCGGCCATCTGTATTGTTACGGCTCGGTACGGTATATTGAGATGCACCTATAGGGTATGTATAGGACATGTCAGACCGTGCGCTTTTGTAAGACATAGAGCATTTCATAACAGGGTTAAGTATTACATCGCCTGACAGAACAATATAGTTGGTGGTGTTTCTATCCGATGGAGAAAAGACACCACCCGCACTGTTACCGTTATAGATGGCATAAGGAATATTCTGTTTAATGACACTCTCGCTTGGATATGTCTTAGCCTCATCGTTGTCAATAGCGTTGCCATTTACAGAAACAACCAGATAATTTGTCATGTTAACTTTTGAGACAGGGCTGTTGTCATTGTTTGCTGTGTTTATTTTTACGCTTCCAAGCGCCATTATACACGCCCCGGGGTTCTCCCCCAACCACTCTGGTAACGCTTGTTGATTCTTACCGTCGTTACAGAAATGAGTTAGAAGATCTGTGTCTGCCTGTCCTCCCATGGGGAATGACCAATGTTTGTGTCGTTTAATTTGCAGATACCATTTGACAATAGCACCACCGCCAAAATCTGTAACCTTTTCATGTGTCATGTTGTAAAAGGAGTGCCATGCAGCTTTTCCTTTGCCGTCGGCAGAATATTCCGTCATGTATTTTTGCCGGTTAATGTAAGGGCTGTCAAGGTAGTCTTCATCTAACGGACTTTCAATCACATTGTCTACATTTTCTGTCTTGGCCGTCAACTGCAACTGATTGTAAACATCACCAATGCTTATGTTCGTGTCGCAGTCGGCAACATTCGCTAATGAAATGGTTATATTGTCAGTCTTTGTTGTCTTAGCCTCATCTGACAAGATGTTATGCCAGTTTATAGAAGTCTTGGCATCTTTTATGCTTTCCCATGAGAATATATAAAAATCGAGCCCATCTTGCACAATATGCAAGTTAAGATATTTGAGGATCTCTTCCAAAACGGCATCCTGTGTCCATACGTCACTCTCATCCTCGTCCAAGAAAAGTAGCTCTGAGATAGTAAGCTGACTAAACACACGATACCTGTTATCCTCCATATAGTTGACCGACTTGCTGCCGTCATACCATAAAGGAAGAGTCTTATTGCCAATAATATCAACGCCCTCTGCGACACTTTGCATTATTTCAACCATGATGTCACGAAAAGATCGCTCCTTGGCTCCCTTCCTGACGGTTTCATAGTCTACTCCTAAAACTCCGACATTCTTATAGTTGCTGTACTGAAGAGCACTCAACACATCGATGCAGTTAAGTTCTATTTCGTCCCATCTTTCATTATAGGGCTGTGTGTATGCTTGCGGCTCTATAAAGCCAGCGAACACACACTTTTCGTTAATATAGATGTTTATTATTGCGTCACGGCATGATGAACAAAAGAAATCCTCGATGAAGTTACCACAAAGCAGCCTTATGTTTGCAGACTGCCGCAACAGAACGTCAAATGTGTCATTTACCTCACTTGTTATCTCAGCAGGATCTTCACTAAAATACATGTCAGACTCTTCTGAACCTATCTCTAACGTTTGGGAACGGTCATTGTTGGTAACGATATGCACCGTCACCGTATCTCCTTGTTGACTTAAAAAACTGCCGTAAATATACATACTTGTTCTTTTTAAACATTATACACTCTCCCACTCTTGCCCGTAACCTTCTTGGTGTTCGACAGTTCCTTTAACATCTTTCTTGCATTAGCATCAAGATGCACATTTACTACTGTTGTCGAAGGCTCTATGTTGTTAGAGATGTTGTTCATTGTAACAGGCTGCATCTCCCCTGCTGTAAACGTTGGAGGTTGAAAGTTGCCATTGACCATGTTAAACAAACGGGTCTGTTGAAACTTGTTAAGTATCATCTCGCCGCTGTTGACACGGGCAAACTTCTTGTCGCCCGACGAAGAAGTGCCGCCGATAATGCCACCTGTAGCAAAGGCACCAGCTTGCTTAACGCTTGCAATCATTGCTGTAAGAGTAGCAAGACCTGTAGCAGCGAATGCCACCCATGCCCATGGGCCCAACTTTCCTGCCTGTGCCGTAGCTGTAGCATATCCGTCTACCATTGTGGCAATAGCCTGTGCCATCGTACCAGCCACGTTGAGCTCGGGAACCTCGATAGCATCACCTAATCCCGACAAACTACTACCCATTGATTTGACGGCATCACAGGCACCGTTCATCTTCTCCTTTGCCTCGTCAATATCCTCTGTCTCTACTTCTATTTTGACAGGTGTGAGGTTGAGCTTCTTAAGATCCGCATTAATGTCGTCAATAGATTTTAAAGCCTCTTCCTTATTGATTATACCAGCTTCATAGTCGCTCTGTACGCTATTGGCCTTACTTTGAGCATTCGCGTAGCTCTGTCGTTTGTCTGCTTTGCTGCCGTTTACGATGTAGGAAGGCTCTGCTTCTGCTTCAATGGACACCTTGCCTTTTGTGGCTTCGTCTATCTGTGCCTGTATTTCATCAATCTTCGCATCAGCCTTTACCTTTGCCTCTATTGTAGTAGCCTCATCAAACTCCTGCTGTGCGTCATGCAACTGCTCTTGCAGTTCCTTGATATAGGTTTTGAAATGTACCTCTATCGGCTTAACGCCCAACTTTTCAAGCTGCTTGTTAATGTCGGCTATCTGCCTTTCGGCATCTTCCTTGCCTATAAGTCCTATTTCAAAATCCTGCCTTATCTGGTCAATGCGCTGCCCGGCGTTGTTGTGGCTCTGCCGCTTGTCGGAATCGCTACCCTGCACGATGTAGCTTGGTTCTGTCTCGGCTTCAATAGACACCTTACCCTTTGTGGCTTCGTCTATCTGCGCCTGTATGTCCTGTATCTTGGCATCTGCCTTAACCCTTGCCTCAACGGTCATGGCGTTGCCCTTTTCCTTTTGCGCCGCCGACAACTGCGCCTGTAGTTTCTCTAAGTGGGTCTTTGGCTCGGTGGTGGTATCGTGCTTGCCCGGTGTCGTCTTCGGGGTGGTCTTGGCTGGAGTGGGGGCGGTTGGCTTGTCTGCCGTTATGAAACTATTGGCGGATTTCAGCCTCTCGGTCAATTGCTTTTGTGTGGCTGCTATTTCACGATCCACGTTATTGAGTTCCTTGTCCAAACCATTTATTTGTGGGTTGCCCGAAACATTAGTACCGCTGTATCGCTCTGCACCAATCTTGGTAAACCGCCACTGTCCATCGCTTCCCACCTTTCCGTAACGCTCGCTGCGCCAAGTCTCGGGTACGAGGTCACCCTCCTTGGCATTTCTGCCGCTCTGCTTGGCATCGTCGGCAATAGCCGTGGTGATCTTCTGCTTTTTATCAAGCAAAGCGATTTGTTTCTGGTACAAAGCCGTGAGTTTTGCAGCGTATGCCGCCGCCATTGCCCTTTGCTTGAAAGCCTCCACAACGGCATCGGTCTTGCGGTTAAATATGTTCTCGGCTTCCGACACATCGTTAATCTTCAACCGCAACTCGTTGAAAGCACTTTGGTTTTCCTTTATCCACTCTACTTTCTTCTGCTCGCTTGATAGCGATTTCCATGCAGCTTTCAGTTTGTCGTACTTGCCCATGAGGTCGGAAAATGTGGATTGCAAAGCGTTGTTATATGCATCCTTTACCTCATCGGCTGCATCGCCCATGCCTTTCAAGCTCTCGGCTGCGTCCTCGGCTGATGTCTTCGCCTCATCTGACTTGGACATAAAAGCCGACATGATTTCTGTAAGCGCAACGATGGCTATGCCCACACCCGTAGAAACCAACAAACCCTGTATTGCAAGTTTCAGCGTTGTGGCACTCACCGCCGCCCCACGGAATGTAGCCGAAATTACTTTCACGATGGCATTTACCCTCACCGCTGTAGCGTTCCATACCAATGCCGCGGCGTTGGTGGCAATAATTCGGGTCTTGACAATACCTTGGGTAACTCCGAAAGTCTTCAATGCCCGATTGAGCGTTAGAACTGCTACAATACTGTTTCCTACTTGCGATGTAATATTTAGGTACGGCATAATTCCGCCCATTGCAGATGCTATGCCGTCGGTAAACTCACCTATTTTGTTTTTGAGTATCTGGAAACTTGCTGCCCCGCTGCTGCTCATGGTGGCAAAAGCATCGTCGATTGTTCCTGCGCTGCCTTTCATTGCCTCCACATTCTCCCCGAACTTGACCGCGAGTTGTCCAGTGAGTGGTCCCAAAGCTCTCAGGCTCTCAGCACTGCCGAATAACTTACCGTAGATTTCCTGCTCCAACATACCGCTCTTGCTGGCGTATGCCTTTACGTTCTTGTCTAAGTCGGTAAGGAAATTACGCATGCCGCCTGCCGCCTTGATAGCTGCCGCATCAAACTCGATGCCCATTTGCTGTGCCATCTTGCTTGCCTCGCTTGATGGCTTGACCAAAGCGGTAAAGATAGCGGCTAACTGTGTGGAAACTTCTGCCGTGTTACCGCTAACACCCGTAAGCGTCGCAAAGGTTGCCATAAGTTCGTCAATACTTACACCCAAAGTGGCGGCATTGCTCGTAACTCTCGGAAGGGCTTGCGCAAGCTGCTCGAACGATGTTACACCATTCTTGGCGGTGAGCTGTATTTTATCCTGCACGTCTCCTGCCTTGTCCCACGACAAACCATAATTCTTGATAATGGTAGATGTAACCTTTACAGTCTCACCCAGATCAGCGATACCGCCCACGGATGCCTTTGCTGATTTCTGCAAATAGGCTATCCAGTTGTCTTCAGGTACGCCATTGCTGATTACTTGATACAGGCCGTTGGCAAGTTCCTCACGCGCCACAGGCAAAGTTTTCGATAACTCGGCTACCTCTCCTTTGAGTTTGGCAAAGTCCTCACCGCCTTTTCCTGCCATCGTGTTAGCGGCGTTCATGGCCGCACTGAAAGTACGGCTTTCTTCTGTAACGGTGCTTAGTGTCCCAGCTATCTGTGATATGGCATTGTTGATGTTCTGGAACTTTTCTACACGCTGATTGAAATTTACTAAAACCTTGTCTAACTTATCCGCTTCCGTTTTGGCAGATTCAAGCACGTTATGCAGCTCCGCCACCGTTGAAGTAGCGGTTACCAGTTTCTCCTTGCCATCAACAAGCAATTTTATGTTAAACTTTATTTCTTTTGCCATAATTTCTGTGTATAAGTAACAAGTAATCAATATTTTTTGTATCTTCGCGGCATAACATTCAAACTAACCGTTATGGAAAAGGATTATAAGAACATCAACCGCACGATAGAAGCCAAAAACAACGATGTGGCGAGTAAGCCCATAAACGAAATCAGGGCAGAACTTGTTAGCGTCGAAGTAGTAGGCGAGGATACGCCGCGCAAGCATTCAAACAAATATGAGACTTGGGGCGTAATAGCCTTGTTGTCTCTTGTTGTTTGGGTTATCTGCCTAACGTATTTAGCTTTCAACAACCAATCGGTCAACGGTTTGTTAGCCCTTATAGGCTCTTCTGCTCTGTTTTTCTATTCCATCGGGGAAATGTCTTTTATTGGCTCAGATGAACGAATAGGTAACACCATTTAACCGTTTCCTACTTTTCCCAACACTTCCTCAAAACGCTTTAACGCATCTTCCTTAGATACTGCCGGGGCTGCTTTCGTATGCTCCGGCTTTTTCTTCTCCCATGGAAATGGTAGAAGTCCGTGTGGCGTTAGCCCTTTCTTTGCATACGGCTGTATGGCGATTGCCGCAAGCGTACGCATACGCTCCCAGCTATCCTGATACTGCGCCGTCCGCTCCTCGCTGTACGCCCTGTATATGTGGTTGAATTCTTCAGGCGTTATAGCACAAAAATCATTGTAAGGCATGCCGATGTTAGCAACGGCAATGCCCAACAATTCCAAAATGCCTAACTTTTTTTTTCACCCTCAGCATCGCTCTCAGGAGACTGCTCTGTCGTTCCGTTCACTACCTCCGTCCATTGGTTGAGGTCGTCTGGCGTAATACTGTCTGCAAAATCCATCAGCGACATGTCAAAAGGCACGCCGTCTTTTTTGCAAGCCGACGCTACACAGCAGAAGAGGTAGGCACATATATCCGACAAGTTGCCGCCTATCTCTGTCACCTCCTTGCCTGTTTCCTGTTTAAAGCGAAGCATAGCCCCCATAGTCTGTCTACAGGGGTATTCCTTACCATCTATCTTAATCTCGATTTTCTTCATGTAACCAAAATTGTTTAGATCTAAAAACCTTCACTTAGCGCCCTGTTGTCTCCTGCACATCGCCTGTTGCAGTCTTTCCCGGATAAACTTCAGGTTCTCCGTCGTTTTCCAAAGATCCGCTGTAAGTAGAATCGTCCGAAGCCGGACTTGTCTCTTCCAGTGAAGCGATAACAAAGTAGCCCTTTACATAAGGTTTGGTGTCGTTGCCACGCTTAAAGGCCTCAACCTCCACGCTCTTGCCTTGACCCCAGCTGGGGGCAATCTGCTCGTAACCGCTCTCCGTCTCATCGTAGAAGCGTAGGCCCTCGAAGCTGATAGATACAGAAAGAGCCGTAACACCCTTCTCTTTCCACAAACCACTGCTTTTTGCCGCAGACGCTACAGGCTTCACAGCGCGATCTTTGGTTTCGCTGTTAAACGTGAGAGTATGACTTGAACAATGACCAACAGCCTTGCCTGCTACTTTCAGCAGGAGATCGCTACCATTTATATATCCTTTTTCCATAAAACAATTGATTTTAAACGATTTTAAATTTTCACTCTAAATATAAGACGCTGAAAAAAAGCATCATCCTCATAGCCTTCCTCGCTATCGTCAAGAACACAACCACGCATCACCAACCCGTCACGCTCTCTTTGAGAATAGTCAAGCGCAGACCTTACAGCCTCGGCAAGCTCTACACTTTCTGCATACTTGGCTGTATAACACACGACCTCCATCGTTACAGTGTCAGCTCCGGGCATACCCGCTTTTGTAGAGTTATGTTCTAACGCTGCCCGTCGATACAGGATGTATGGAAGCAGAGCTTTGTCTATGACGATAGGAAAGATCTTGTTTGTCCTTCGCTTCACCTCCTCGTCTGTCAGAAGAATGTCGCGAATGATAGCGCCAGCGCTCAATGATGTTTTTTTCTGTGTCATTTTTCTTTTATTACAAAAGTCCTTGTTTTCTCGCCGCTTTTTCAATGTTGTTTTGCAGGTCATTGAAAAGATTAGCCTCTACCTCACCCGTAGCCTGCTGTTCCGTTTTCGCCAAAAAAGCGTAACGTTTCATCTGGCCGCGGTTAGCGCCGCCTCTGAGATACTGTCTGACTTTCTTGCCTGTAAACCTACTCTTGCCAAAAAATGAAGAAATCCGTCGTCCTGCCTTACGGTAACGTGTTCCATCCTCAGCCCACATCAGCACAGGCTTTTCTTTGCCCTGACGGTTAAGATGAATACCCTTGCGTCGCCCATGGGGCTTAACACTCACCATAAATCCCATGCCGTAGCGATCAGGATATGTTCGCACATAAATGCCGCTTGACAGGCTTCGCTTCGTTCCCTTACCAATGTCGCTTGACCGCAGATTGTCCACAGCAGCCTTTTTTAAGCGGTTGCCCTCTCTACGCATGGCACTCTTCATGGCCTTACGTTGTGTTTTGAGATCAAGTGCCTTGTAGACATCGGCAAAAGGCCTTTTAATGTCTGTAACAGTCTCTCCCATTCGTTTGCAGCGATTAAACAACGTTATTCGTTAACACGTTCACAAACTAAAGTTTTCATTCCCTTATCGAGGTTAGGAATAATGCTTGTCACAGAGTAAAGGTAGCCGCCGAGCTGTTGCACTCGCCAGTTTTCCTTCACTCTATGCGCATCCCTAATGTTAAATTCAGCACGATAGTCAGGGAAATGCTCGCCCACCTCGTTGCTTCGGCTTCCGCTTTGCTTTACCCGTTCAGCCCATATCACAGCCAACGGTTCATAGGTAGTCGCCTCTTCACCAAAATCGTTGGTGCTTGCTTTAGGCTGCATCAACAACAAGCGATATTTCATAGCCCCGGCTCTCATACTAACTTACGATAAGGTTTTATTAGACTTTGCAGCGAGTCGGGCACCGAATGCATCTGCACGCTGCTCACGCTTTCGCGCTGATTGTACCAATGTGCTCCAAGCATCATTATAGCATGCTTGATGGGCAGAGGCACATCACCGCCTCCCATCTGCTCTAATTCAGCCCTGGTTCTATTGGTTGCCGTGATCACAGATTCCTCTGCACTCTCGAGAATAAACATCAGATAATCATCATCATCGGCAAAATCATCCGCACGGACATGCTTCTTAAAAAGTGACAGGCTCACAACATCCATATCTTTAAAACTTTAGGTTGATTATATAATCTTAGGCCTTTCCGCCTACCTTGCCAAGCTTGAATGCCTCGGGACGAAGAGTCTTGGTGGCATAGTCGGCATTGAGTACAAAGTCTACGCAGTCTTTACGAGCCTTGCTGTAAGGATCTACAATAAAACGCAGAGAACCAAACATGCCCATGGGCTGATAGCGCCAATCGCCAAGGCCGATATACTCGGTTCCTTCAACAATCTTTACATAATCGCCTGAAACCATGCCCTTAAGACCTGTAACAGCGGAAGCACTTGTCACGGAAAACTTAGCTGTATTTTTCTTTGGGTCAAAGTCTTCCGCTTTTGCCCATGATGTTCCGTTGTATTTCTGATAAGAAATTTTCGCGTCACGAATAACGTTAGACGTATAAACGGGCAAGCCACACAGCATGCCGTTCTGTATCATGGGCAAATATACACCCTTCTCATTGATGGGAGTTCCTTCAAGAATGGCCTCCATGCTCTTTGTCATCACCCAGCAGAGGTTGGTGCCGTCAATACCTGTCTCAAGCACAGCAGCCTTCATCTCAGCGTTCAGCTCCTTGAAGGTAGGCACAGCAGAAAGAAGCACAGGGTTGTCCTTCAAGCCAACAAATGGACCTACGAGATTGGTGGCGTTGTTTACCTTGTTTACGCCACAAACGATTTTGTTAAGCAGCAGACGGATAGCCAACGGCATCACTTCCTGCACAATTGTTGCAAGCAGGCCCTGTGTCTGATTGAGCGACTGATTAGACACAGGAATGGCGATGCCAATGCGCTCAGGAGCTGCTGTCATTTTGCTAAATGGAATCTTCGTGTCGCTAAGCTCAGCACCTTCACCGGCCAGCTCTGCCTCTACCATCTCGTACATCGGCCACACAAAGTCACCTGCCAAACCCGTAGGCATGGGGAGACCGACCTTGTCCAAGATGAAACCTTCCTGTAGAGGCTTCAGTATATCCTGAATGTTAAGAGGCACGATGGCACCTTTGGCAACATCCTGCACCATCATCATGTCGCGCAGGAACATGATCTCTGTACGCTGTCCGCTTGCAGCGTTCTCGCGGATGATCCTGATGGCATCATCCTGTGCGCTTGGGTTCTCACGCAGATGCTCAGCTGTCGCGGCCTGCATCTTCATCTGGAGCACCTGGTTCTCGCGGGTAATAGCCTCAAACTCGGCGTTCTCGGCATCGTTGCGCTCACGCTGCTCCTTCTCGCATGCGTCCGCTATTGCTGTGATACGATCACAGTTCTGCTGGAACTTGTCTATCAGATCGCGAACTTGCAGTTTTCCTTTTTCTTTCTTCATTCTCTTTGAAATTAAATATTAAACATCTTAAGTTTGGCAGCGTGACGCATTTCACGCAACTGCCGCATCACTCTTTCTTTCTCTTCTACAGTCGTCTCTGTAGCAGGCTGTTGCTCACGCTTTAGCTCAGCCGTTAGTTCACGCACCTCTACGCTTGTGTCTGGATAGTAAGGATTTGCAGCCAGCGTAAAGTCATAAATGCCTGTAACGGCCTTTACCCTGTACGTTATCTTGTTCACACCGTTGGCCGCTACCTTACTTTGACGCTCAACGAAATCGCTGTCAAAGTAGTGGGTTGTAAAAGCAAAGCTGCACCCGCTTAAATCGCCACGCCGCACCAGCTCGAGAGCCTTGTCACCGTCAACGGTATTGGGGGCAGTAAATTCAAACATCACGCCCTTGTCGTCAACAGTATACGATAAAGTGCCGCCGCCCTTGTTGCTTCGGGCAAGTAACGAATGACTGTCATGGAACATTGTCATCTTGATGTCCTGACCATCCAAAAACTCTTTTGTGACTGCTTCAGGGGCTATCACCTCCCTGGCCTCACTGTCCTCGTCGCTCCACAACGGGGCAGACGGCACGTTAAACAATATGGCATATCCTGTAATTGTGCGGCTGGGAGCCTCGCCCTCTGCCGCCTCTCGTATGTGTAGTTCTGTAGGCGTACACACACATCTTCTTATCACTTTATCCTTCGTTTCCATCTTCTTTTTCCTCCTTCTTTTCTTCCTTTTTTGTTGTTGCCGCTACGGCGTTGTTGTCGTTGATGTCACGCAGATTGGCCGACACAAGTATTTTGTCGCCCCCTTTTATCGGGGGCCTGTTTTCTATCTGTCGCCAATCGTTGACGGTGTAGATGCCAGCAGCTATTGTCGCCGTCTGATATTTCACCTTGCTGTCAAGGTCACTCGAATAGAGAGCACGTCTGTCGAATTCAAATTTCAGTTTGCAGCAGAGAGATGGAGCTATCAGCTTTCGTAGAAACTCGTTCTCTATGTTTCTCAACAGCGGGTTAAGGGTATTGCTAAGGAAAGCGACATTGGCCATTTCAGCGCTCTTGTAGTTATTGCTTGTGTCGTCAAACACGAACGAGGGATGAACGCCAAAAAAGCGACAAATGTCACGCACCGTAAACTTGCGGCTTTCCAAGAACTGCATGTCTGTTGAAGACAAAGAGATCTGCTTGAAATCAACCTGCCCGGGCAGACTAACGATTCGCTCTCCGCGCTGAAAGCGGCTGTCTACGTCTTCTGCTGTCTTGTCAAGCTCATCATCTTGATACTCACCAAAGCCTGTTACCGTCTTGTCGTTACTTATGATGCCTCTTACGTTGCCACCATTGGAAAATCGCTTCAATGTTTCTCGATCACCCGTTATGGCAATGTCTATGGTTTGTCGGGCATACTCCAATACGCTCACACCCTGTTTGCCGTTTTTCGTATGCCCTTTGATGTGTATGATGTTCGCCTCGTCATACACATCGTTCACTCCGTTCACCGTGTCGCATACGGTGTAGGTGTCGTCGTAGATGTTATGTGTCACCGTGTGGCGGCCACAAAGCACCAACCGGTCAACCTCCATCGTCACTACGCTGTATATCGGCACAATATAAGCATTGCCGTCAAGCAGGACATTCTCCACAACCTCCTTCCAAAAATCGAAGGCCGATTTTGTGTAGTCGGGCTGCACATTCAACAGGTAATGAAGTCGGCTGCTTTTGTCTTCCACATAAATGTCGCCCTTGAGACGCATATATTGCAACGGCAAGTTAGCCACACTCTCACTAAGCAGCTGCACACATCTGTAAACAGTTGCTACAGACAAAGCAGAATGACCAGAACCAAAGTAGCTGAAAAATTGGGTATAATCGCCCGTTCGCGGCCCCGTTGAAGGAGTCGCTTCCGTTGTGCTGTCAGTCTCGTTGCTGCGCTTAAAAAGATTTATTATGTTTTGCCAAAATCCCATCGACTATACTTTTTAGCATAAAATTAGGCATTTTTTTATGTTTAAAAAAATGCGCAACTGCGTCGGCATGGCACATCATGGCACATCATGGCACATCATGGTATAAATTTGGGTTTTTTAAGAATTTATTTTTATTTGCTTTCCGTTATTAACCCACAAAAACAAAAAGCCCCGATACCGAAGTATCGAGGCAGAGTGTTAAAAAATTAAAGCACATTAGTTGCTCTAAATGCTTTCAGCCGCACGGCGTATGCGGTCACTAAGATCTATTAAGGCACCGCGCATCTGCTCGGCTTCATCCTCATTAAAACCACCCTTACCGCCATTACCGTCTATTCCATCCATTTTGTGATAAAACCATGATGAAGATTTTTGAAAATATGTGTTGGCAAAATCGCGCCATGATATTGATAGCATAATATCAGCCATCTTCTTCTTCATGTCGTTAATAACAACAGGTTTATTCATTACTATTTCCATTGCTTTAAACTTTATTTGTGTATCTTTAAGCCACCTCCCTTTCGGGAGGGGCGTTGTTTGCTTTTTAGTAAGGCTGTCGAAGCATATTATCGAAAAGCCTTTGTGCGTACAGTAGCAGTTGCGGATAACCATCAGGATAAGATTTGTTATAATTCCTAACTGCTTCGATGAGTTCTCTTTCTTCGGGTGTTAACTCCATTAAATCTTTCTTTTGCTTCATAACGTCTTTAATTTTTTAACAATACAAAGGTACTACATTTTTTTGTACTTTGCAAATATTTAGGCTATTATTTACAATAACTACCGCTCATAAGTGTACAACAACCCTAACGTCATTAGCATGGTAATGGTACCATCTATTTTCCGATATTGCGACAGTTTTATTGGCTTTTTGTTTTCAAGGTTGTCGGTATCTATAACACAGTTTTCAAGACAGAAGATGTTGATGGGGTTATTATTCATCATAATTTTCGGTGGCTCACTCCATGCCAGCATCTCGAAGCTCTCGACAGGAAGGTTAAAATTTCCGTAGGTCTGACTAAATGGTGTCAGAACATTCCTTGCGCCCACCGACTTTAAGATGCTCGTCAGCTCTTGTGCCTTGTATGCGTCATAGCCTATACGCACGATGTTTACAAGTTTTGAACGTCTCAAAATATCTTCTGTTATCAAGGCTGTATCTATCTTTTTGCCTTTACATAGTTTCAAATAACCTTTTTCGTGCCATAACCTGTAAAGCTGTTCGTTAGGATGCTTATGAAGAGCGCCCTCGGGGAAATAGTAGTCGGTATGCGTGTAGAAACTCTTTGTGCTTGAGAGGTAAATGGTATAAGACACGGCACTAAAGTCGTCATGCACCGACAAGTCAAAGGCCACGGCGCAGTCTGGCCGTCCTTGCACGTTGTCAATTGAGAAATTTCCTACAAGTTCTTGCGCCTTTTCATGACTAAACCATGTCTTTTCATCGTTGATGGTGAAGACGTTGAGCAGTTTGGTACGAAAGGCCAACATGTTTTCTGCTGACAGCTGTGCACTCTGCCACTCGTTTTCATAGTAGTCGCTCTGCACCGTTATGCCCAGATGAGGCTGTACCTTAGCCCATGTTTTCGGATCATCTTCTTTATCGTCAACGTCCGGCATGAAGAGCGAGGCAAACATGGTGTCACTCTCTGCCTCGCCACGCAGCACCGCCATTACACCCTCCAGTTCATGGGCAAAAGGGCCGTCTACCACCTCGCTTGCCGTAGTGATCACGATGGTCAACGGCTCCCTTCTGGGTCCCATCGAGGTTGTGAGCACGTTCTTCAGGTCTGCACCGTTACGCCCTGCCGTATTTCGTGCCTGGGCATATTCGTCCATGATGACAAGCGAAGCAAAGAGGCCGTCTTTCGTCTTGGCGTTGGCTGTCAAACATTGAATCAAGCTGTCACGGCCATGATCTTTAAACGTGATCTTTTCGCGGTTAACCTTAAAATGTTTTTCGCGAGGATCGATATCAAACATGATATTTCGTATCTCGTCAAAGCATATCTTTGCCTGATCATAGCTGTTTGCGCCGACATAAGCCTGTGCGTTGTTGTCGCCAAAAAGCATGTCGTACACCGCCATGGCAGCACATGAGGTTGTCTTGCTGAACTTGCGCGGAACGAAGAGGTAAGCTGTCCTTATCAGGCGGCGACCGTCAGATCTGGCGAAACCATAGATATTTGCAAACTGATAAGCCTGTACAGGAGTCAGCTTATAACGTGTCCTTCCTCTTAAACCGCTAAATCTTATCGTCTCATAGAATTTAAAGAAATGGCGCACCCTCTTTGCTTTCCACTCATATTTGTCGAGCATCCGCAAGAAACGGCGCACACCCAATATCTCGTAAAGATTGTGAGCTTCAGGATTGTCAATGACGCTAAACACATAATCGCCGATGCGCTTGTCGGTCTCGACGAGCACATAGTAAAATTTCGTGGCGTATACACTGCTGTTCCTTTGCAGTTCTTCCACAACATTCCCTTTGTATTCCCTCCATTGTTTTCTCTCTTCCTCTGTCATTCAGCATCCTCCTTCATAGCCGCCCAAAATTCGTTAAAGTTGTCATTGTCCGCTTTTCTTTCCTTGCTTTCCGTGTTCATACCCAATGCCCTTAGGGCCTTCTGTGCCTTTTCAGACACATCAAGGTAGAGTTTCTCCTTTGGGTTTATCGTTGCCCGCTCGTTACCCTCTCGGCTGTATTCTATGTTGACTGCCTTATGACCCTCAGACAGAATCTCGTCATAAAGCATATCCGCACGCACCAACAGCCTTGCCGTTATCTCCACTTGGTAAGTGAGCTCTGCTGTGTATTTCCCTTGTGCCTTTAACAACTTGACGATATAATCTTTCTTGTTCTTCACCTTACGTTCAACAATCTTTCGGCCTTTTCCTGTCTTGTTGCCGTCTTGCAGCTGTAACGATGTGCCCGATGGCGACGGATCGGGAACCGTCTGCTGAGCCTTGTCACTATAGCCGCGGTTCTTTCCCTTTGTTTTAAGATAAAAAATAACAGAAGACGCATCGCTATTTTCAATCATTTGCATCAACTTGCTTTCAACAAAATCAATTTGTGTTTCTGCTATTTCGTCTGCTTTCTCTCTAAATTCCTTGTCTCCATGGTACCAGCGATAATAGGTATAACGAGATATGCCTACGGCATTACATGCAGGTGCAATGATGCCGTAGGCTTTAGACAATGCTTTCAGGAATTTCGTCTTTTTTACGTCCATTCCGCGTCTTTTTTTATAGTGTCACATGTGTCACATTTTTGCCCTCATTTTTTTGCCCCAAAATCCCCCACGGCCCAAAAAATTACCCGCGTGTGGAAATGGGAGGTGGCGAGGTTTAGCATGGGGTACCCCCGATTAAAAAAAACCACCCCCGGGGTGTCATGATGTCAAGTCATAAATTTTTCGACGAACCTTAAGAGGTGATTCTTCGCCCTGCTTTTCGCTTGTTCTTTTCCGCAGCGTCCCATCTCTGTGTGCGTCTTCACATGACAGTCATGGCACAGCGCCTTCAGATTGGTATAGTCATACATCAGACGCTCCTTCTCTTGCCGTGTCAGTCCGTTCTCCACAGGTATGATGTGGTGCACCTCTGTAGCAGCCGTCACTCTTCCCTCTCGTTCACAACGTTCACACAGCGGGAAGTCGCTTAGCTTGTCACGTCTTAGCCTCAACCACCGTGTTGTGTGTATCAGCTTTCTATAGTCCTTGTCCTTTGCCATATTATATCCTGCTTCTAAATGTCAATGATAACCCTGAATAAACCCAAGCCAAAAGCACCGCGTCTCTCTGGTCTTGCGACATGCGGGGCAACTTGTTCTTGTCTCCGACAACACATTGCAGTTCTTTCTGTGTAATCTTGCCATCGGGACCTCGCCAATATTTCCTTAAAGGAGGAACGACATAGTGTTTCAGGCCCATAGCCTCGCACATCTCGGTCAGCAATATGCCTGTCTGGTGGTTCATCCCGACAGATCGGCCTATGGCTGCTGCCTTGCGTGCTGTCATTCGTGACGTTGTGTGCCAGTTGCTTGTTGTTAGCCAGCCTCCTTCAATCACCACGCCAAAGCGTGTGCCGGTCTCTTGTTTGTCCTTTAGTAAGGACAGCAGCTCACTAAACGTTGCTGTTTGTGTCTGCACCTCTGCTGTGGCCTTGTGCACGATCCCGACACCACTCTTCGCATTATCGGGATCGATGCCTATCACCACATCAACATTTGTCATGTCTACAATCATATTTGTCTACAAGTTGTTTTGTGAGTTCAATTATGTTTTCTTCTTCTGCCTTCTCTTCCGGTCCCGCAATGTCCAGTCCTGCCTCCAGACGCATGCGGTCTTCTTTGTCAAGAAGATGCCACACGTCACGGTTTTGGTGCAACGCATAGTTTCCTGCATCGTTCAAGATGTTATAATCTTGCGTTTTCTTTATCAAGATGTCAACAGCAAGCACAATGTTTGGATCTTTGTTAAGGTTGATGTCGGCAATGCCTGGCGCACTCAGCAGCGGCTTTGTTGCTCTGTTCCACCACGCCAAGATGTCTGCAAAGTCGCCGCTTGCAAACATGTGTGAGAGGTCAAACCCTAAGATCTTTCTGAAATAAGCGAATAGACTCACAAAGGTTTCGTGAGCTATGTCGGCCATTATACGCGCCGTTTCCATCTTTGCAATGGCATGATGATTCGGCGCACCATATTTCAGCAGATACGAGTCTATTGCCATGTAAAGCTTAAAGACATGAGGTTGAAAGATCTCGTCGGCACGGTCTGTTGTGTCGAGCCACAGCTGAAACTTGTTACCTAACACGCTTTCGATCTTTTTGTTTAGCACCTCATATTGACGCAATGCCTGTCTTATGCATCGCTTTGTCTCGTGTCTGAACAATGGTGTCTTCGCGATAGCTTCTCGCGCGTCCACCATTGCCGTCTGCACGGTGTTATAGTTTGAGCCCATCATCAGATAGTAGAGAGAACAGCAGCGGTCTATCCGCTTCATCTGCTTTTCTTTCTGTTCAAGGCTGTAAATAAGTGGTCTGTTCATTTTGTCTTCTTTTTTTATTGTACTTCTTGCACAAAGCGTTTAACTGCTTTGCTCACCCTTTTACCATGGCTGTTTAGGCAGACCTTTCCATAGCTGTGAATGGAACCGATATATTCTATCCCGCAAGCCTCAGCTATCTGTTCCTCAACAAAACATCCTGCCGAGCCAACGCTGTCAAGAGCCTGGATGTAATAGTCAGAACAGAGCAGCTTTCTAAGAGACGCTTTCATGTGCGTTGCATGTTTCGCTGTAGATGGAGCACCGTTCTTCATCGGGTTAACAGGAAAGAATCCTAAATCTTTCAGGTTCTGCTCCACTTGTTGAAAGAATCGTTCCCTCTCTTCTCGGTCACGGCCTGTCACGGGGGCCGATATGAAAACTTTTGGCTGTACCATATGTTATCAGTTTAAATTTTACCTGTTCTCAGTCCAAGCTCCTTGGCTATTGCAAGAAACTCGTTTAGCTTGTCTGGCGACACCTTTGTGTCGCGGCCTCGACATTGAACGCTGCCATCCACAACGTTAAAGTAGACGCTGCCAAACGTCACGTCGAGGAAATATGTCTCACATACATTTTCCATTCTTACACTGCTTTTTTTATAATGTCCATATTTTTCTCTACAAGTTTTATTATCTCATCGTGGTATGGAGTGTAGCTGTTTTGCAGCCCATGGCTCTGCACCACCTTAAACGATCTCAACGACACCTCCACCGTCTCTATCCGTGCGCCGTCGGTTACGCTTCTTGCCGAGAGGATAAGGCTGTCGGTCTTTTTATAATAGTCCATGGTAAACACGCAATGGTGCATCTTGTCACCTTCTTCCTCCATCTCGGCCACAGATTGTATAACCTTGACAACCACATTGTCGTCAGCGAAACATAGACCAAAGAACCGTTCCTTTTCCTTCCGGTACAGAACCTCCCATTGCGCTATTTCTTTGCGTTTCTGTTCTATCAGACGTTGTCTCACTACGCGATGTTTGCGTCTTAGCAGGATGTCATGCTCTTGCTTAAGATTTGCAGGGCATACATAATGGGCGTTGTGCGTGTCAAGATGAAAGTATGACAGAAGATCGAGATAGTCGTACCACATAGACGCATCCTTGACGATATACTTGTTTCTGATAGCCACCCGCACACTGTGGGCATAAGGCATGCTGAACTCTTTGTACAAACGCTTTCTTTTATATTCCAGCAGCGCGTATTGCCTGTTTTTGATTAGCATCTCGGCCTCCCTGTCAGTCAACACAAGCTTCATGACCTCATTTGGCGACAGCGCATTGAAGCGCATTGTAAAGCCGTTGCGCCGAAGGACAGGCAACACTCTTCGATGAGGATAGACAAACGCTGTGTTTATGTCATATTTGTCAGGAGCAGAATAAGACGGGAACATGTCCTTACGTTTTATGCTCATATCTCGTTCAAAGTCCCATTTGTCGTAGTAGTAAGGGTTTTGCATGCAAGGGCGTGCCATGATGCATTCTTTCCCATCTTCAAAGATCCAGTTCTGTACAGCCTCATCGATGCTGTATTCAGGTGCATGGTCAACGTTGATGTTGCTGTTTGTTTTCCATGCCCTTTTTTCGATGATGAAATGTCGGCACACCTGAACCCCCTGGCAAGTCGTCAGAACCGTAAAATAACAGCGTTCCAAAATTTTACATTTGTTGCTGTTTTTCAACTTGAGCTTTGTCCCGCAATGTGGGCAGACAAGCTCTCCATTGTCCGTTGCATTACTGAATTCGCCAGACATCATGTCATGAACCGTGCCACACTGTGAGCACCACAGCTTTTTCTTCGTGACATAGCCAATCTTGTCAAAGCAAGCGTTGATGGCCCATTGTCTTTGCTTAGGCGTTACATCAGGCAGCGAAGCGCTCAGCGCTACCACCTGCCGCTCTTGTTTGTTTCTCGGTCTCATACGGCTATCCGAATAATGATCCGACATAACCGCTTTGTTCCTGAGCCATGGCGTTTTGTTTGGCTTCACGGCGTTTCTTCTCACGTTTCTTGACGGCAGCTGCTTCCGCTTCCAGACACTGTTGCCTGTAAGCCTCAACAGCCTCTTTCTTTATATTGACCTTTTCCTCATCGGTCAGTTCCGCAGGATCATCAACGGTCGTCGCCGTTGCCTTCACAGAAGAACCCAGCTTCGAAACCTTGATGCCGTCTTCCTCGTAGTAGTGTGCCGCCATACCAAAAACCTCCTGGTCAGACATGTACACAGTCCTTCCTCTCTTTCTCGCTTCGCTCAAGATATAGTCCATGCACTCGTCTATGTTTTTGTCGGAGTTGGCATATTTCTCGGCGAAACATGCGTCTTTCTGTGCCATCGCGTCAAGATGAGCCTTTATGACCTCCTTGACTTTATCCACCATCTTGCTCATATTGTTGTCTTTCAGAAATTGTATTTGTAAAATTATTTTAGTAATCCTTTGAACGCTTTTTGAATACCTGCACGTTTCACATCATCCGATGGGTGACAATAGGTATCCATCGTTATCTCTACCCCTGCATGACCGAGTATTGACGAAACCGTCTTCACATCTACGCCCTTCTCAATCATCTGTGTGGCAAAGGTGTGACGCAAACAATGCACAATTTAAGCAAAAGCAACGGAAAGTGAAGATGAGAGAAATGAACTGCAAGTGGTTGAGAATGAGCAATATTTCATAATTCTGCCAATTGGCTGCAAAGCAAAGCCGAGCAGGATATTGAGTTATTTCAGTTAC